TTTTTTTTTTTTTTGAAACCAGAACTAAACCTTCAAAGAAGGGGGAGGCCGGTACTCCCTTAGGAAAACAAACCTAACAAACATTCTAAAATACACTAGAAATATTGGGGAAAAAACTCTGGCAAAAAGCCCAAGCTTTTAGTATGGCAAATGGCCTGAGACAAAACAAAGTTAGTGTCATCCCTTTCATTGCCAACAGCCTCAGATACAAGACCGCATATATGGATGCCAACACAGTCGTGTCGGCCACAAAGACCACTCGCTTCCTTGAATTGAAAGCACTTGTGATTTTTTTACAGATATCACTCTTAGCTCGAGTGAGAACTTGCAATGTCTCGAAAGAGGGCAAACCCCCCCGTCCGGACCCCACCGAACCCCAAAAATAAACCTCCCGTGCTGGGTCCTCCGGGGCAAAACGTGCCTTGGGCACCATGCACATAACTGCAAAGTCATCAGGTCCCTTTTGATACATTTTCCTGCTTACCACGCATATATCAGGCACTATTTCTTGGAGATGAATTTCAATACCGGGATTTTCAAATGATCCAAGAAGAGTAGGGGAGAGCATCAAATCAGCGGACAAGGCGAAGGGAGCCTTCTGATCCCACTGATCACAAAAGAAAGCTTCTATTCTAGACAGATTCGGAATATCTTCCGGAGTGAAAACTGAAACCCCATCATCATTCTTGAGTCGCAAAGCTTTCTTTCTCAATGTATCACACTCACCATAAGAATGCAAATACAATTCCCTTAAAACTGACTCAAGATTTGTCAAGTATGCTTCTTTCATTGTCAAATTCTTGTCCTTGACCCAAGTGAGCTGAGCATACAGTGACTCCTTCTCGAGGGGCGCTTTCCAACGACCATGGCGATCCAAAACAAAGCCTCGCTTCAAAAAATCGCATCTCTGAAGCTCACGAAACGCCAATGTTGGCAACGTTTTGTCAACCCCATCTGTAATAGTTATGCCCACTTCACGCATAGTCTGCTGCAAGGAAGCTCCATTGAACCAAGAACGAGCCGGGGCTGCTACTGATATCAAATTGTCATCTCCATAAGCAACCATGGTAACAAATTGATTGAAACTAGACTCAACTAGAGCACCCAACTCATTCTGTCTGGCAAGCTTGTGATAAACATACCTCACAAGAAATTCATTAAAAATTGAGTTCAAAATTACTGTAAGTGGAAACCCAGATGGAATTCCACAACCTATTGTGTACATCATTTTGCCCGCAATTCCTTTTCTTTCAGTACAGGCACACAACAAATTCTTCCTCTCCACTTTCTCCATTTCAGAGCCACCCATGAAGTTGTTCAAACACTCAGCCATCTTCTCCATAATGGACGCTGGCAATATGCCATCGAAAAGGGAATAATCACAACACAAAATCGCATTTCCTTTCTCCAAAAGCCTTTCTGCCATTTGGTGCCACTGTCGCCCATACGGATTGATGCCAACCTGCCCAACCAAGCGATTTCTCTGCTTCATGTAAAATCGCACAAACCGAATAAACTTCTGGCGCACCAACAAATTGTAGGACATGGGCAAAACTGTGAACAATCGGGTCCTGGGTTTTTCAAAAACCTTCCGTGCCACAACGCGTTCATCCTTGGGTTTCTCCAGCCCTATGATTTGTGGAACACTCTCCTGACATGCTTTTTTCAAAGCCTGATAATGCAACTCAACAGAAGTTCCAGGTATCAAGGACATTTGCTCACCATTAAGTTCCAAGTAGCGCAGCTTTCCCTTTTCACCTTTCTCTCGTTCCAAGACAAACGGATATCCCTCAGAAGTGTTGACAACCAGACTGTCAAAATACTCCATTCCTTCAATACCAGTGATAGCTTCCTCTAACGTTGCCTCCTCAAAAGTGAAGCCTTCAGAACAATCATGCCAGGTATCTTCTATTTCCTTGAAAACAGTTTCAACCAGATCGGCTTCAAATGGGCCAGCTTCTTGCACGTATTTTTTCATGCCCTCTGCATAGGGATCAAAGCCCTCATGAATTGTTCCCACCAGGCGCTCATCCTTCTTGCTAATGATACTGGGAATTTTGTCGGATACAACTCCCAGATGCCATGCAACTGGCGTCTCAACAAACTGGCTGCGAATCCTTTCCGATGGCAAATGCTCACGCTCAACAAATCCCTCCATCACAAGGTTTGAGCCCAAAACAACAGGCTGCTGGTCTTTCTCCACAACATTTTCTGCAAGAGACAAATTTTGTCCCATCTGATTTGCAGACAGCTTGCACATGGACGGGACGAAGCATGCAGAACCCGCCTTGCCACTACCAGACACATGCAAGCCAGCAAGAAATGAAGTTCCATCTTTTTGCACAATGATCAAAGACCCACAGTCGTGGTCAATAGTTGGCACTTCATATGAAATCGATTTAAAAATCTTTCTTACATAATCACCTGCCAAAATGGACAATTCCGAATCAACGACTCTAGCCTCAATCTTGCCAATTTCTGGCAAATATCCTTGAGTTTCAGCCACATATTTGCATGACGCAAAAGAGGCAGAGAACACCTTGGGCAACTCACTCTCCGGGTCGAAGATCACACGCTTGTCCACAGAGCTTGCCACAACTGGCAGAGAAGAGCTCCGATACACCACCAGCTCAGAATTTGGCACCAGCTGGACGTCAGCTTTCTTCCAAAAAATCCGACGCTTTCTGCCATCATGAACAATCGTCAGAACAGTCTTATCCGGAATATTCAAATAAAAATGTGCTACCCCGATAAGCTGTTGGCCTGGCAAAATGCAGGCCATCGCGTCCCTGGAGCCATATGACACATTGGCCAAAACTTTTTCCATCAGGAAATGTGCAGAATTTTGGAAATCGGCTTGACCGCGCTCCCATCTTCTTGTGGTAACTGGTATATTACGAAAACGGTATTCCGTCACCTCTCCTCGATTCGGCTTGACGCTCTGCGCCATCATAACCGTAGAAACTGCCGTGGCAGCATGCAGCCCCGTGCCAGTCTCCCATAAGCCAGCCAACAACTTGTAAATGCCATATCCAACAAAGGAAGCACAAACAACCCCGACAGCCATTTTAAGGGACATTGGCCATTGAGAAAATTCAACTTCAAAAAGCTTCTTAACGCTCTGCTTGAAGGCACCTATCAGGGAAGTAAACCACCCTTCGCGTTTATCCGTCCTATAAACCAAGGCTGCCTTTCTAAGCAAAATTTTGTGCCAAACAGCACAACTTTCTATCATTGCTGCCAAACATGGGTCAACACTCCGGCACAGAGGCGTCGGCTGCAACTTTTCATCAATAAGGCACTCTTTCACGACCCTCCAGGCATAAGTAGCCATAAACGGTTCCAAATGCGAGTTGGCCTTGGCCAACTGTATCATCGACAATGCATGGCTAGCATCGAACTCATCAACACGCTGTCTTTCTTCCAGACTCAACTTCGCATCCACGATCTCTATACGCCTCCCAACCAAGAATTGTGCTAATCCATCCTCTTGCAGGCACAAATACCGCACGGCCTCATGACGATACTGCTCCATCATTGTTTCTTGACAAGCTCGCAAAGGCATCGGTGCCAGGAAAGCAGTGGCGGCCAAGAGATCAAGCAGATCTCTCATCTGTCCATGTCCCATTCTAGCACTTCTACCTGTGGAGCGTAGCAACTCCTCTTGCTCTCTATCCTGTGCTTCAAAAGAATTCTGTATGTGCACCTTGAGCTCTTCATAACTATCAAATGTCTGCACAGTCATAAAATGCTTCGGATCCCTTAACAAGTACATTTGATTTTGAGTGAAATCCGAGGGATCATACGCCACATCAGGCTTCAAACAGACCTCTATCAAAAGATCCCTTCTACGGCAATAGGCATCCGAGTCATGGATCTTAGCATGGGGACTATATGCCGCAAAATTGCCACTCGAAATGATCATCCTGCTATCAAATTTCATTCCTTTTTCAGCCAAACTTGCCATATTCAAGCTCACAGGATCTGTGGAAACAAGCTTGATCAACTCCTGCTCTTCATTAGGCTCACATTCAATTGCACCCAAATCATCATAAGTCACCATGAACTGACGCCGATACCCACTCCAATAGCAATCAATTGCATTCCGTGAGTATCTATCAGCTATCGGGTCTTGCAGATGTTCTTCAAGTATTTCCGTCACCAATCTTTGCATCACCGTGCTCTTACCAACTCCTGCCTTGCCAGTCAAATGTATCCAGAAGGGTTTTTTCCTGGGAATATTATTTCCAGCCAAGGTGGCTGCCACTTCAAGTTCTTCCAACTTTTTCTGCGCCTTTTGAATGACATTCATAAGACCCACAGAGGGCCGAGTTTTCTTCTCCAATAGTTGCATCATCAATTTGCGAGCCTGCTGTTTCATGACTCGCACTTTGTCCAACAACTCCCGACTGAATTCACCTCGTTGAGCGAATCTAGCCACCAGATTGTCAGCCTCTTCCAACCAATCGGTAAGGTTGTAACCTATAATTGTTGAAAGATCACTCAGAATTGTGCTTTCAATTCCAAAAGCTTGCAAGGCAAACTCTGACAAATTTTCAAAGATCCAGGCTGTCAAATCCTTGATAGCCATCATACCTTGCTTGAAATTGTGAAAAGAACCAACCAACATATTGGCTTCCTTCACAGTTTTCACATTTATACTTTGCAAGGATTCTCCAAAATATGATAGCAGGTCAGCAAATTGGTTTTGCCCTGCCTGTTTGCGAGCCGAACCGACATTCATTTCATTTTCTTGAACCACCACGCCATACAACTTGGTCAACAACAATCTGCAATGGCCAAGACACAAAGTGGCAAGGTCCAAGTGGGCACCTTCACAAAAGGAGCCTACCAGCGCCACACCACACAAAGAACCAATAGCAGCCACCGAAAAGAAGGTGGCCAAACCTATTGTGTGAGGAAAGATGCCAGCTGCCACCAGCAACCGATCAAACAAGTGTAGGCAACACGTAATGGACGTTATTGCCAACCCAATGAGAGCGCATTCGGAAAACACCTCACACCACTTAGCCATAACAGAACAAGCCCTTTCAGTCCACCCCCTCAAGGAGGCAAACGACTCCTGCATCCATTTAAACGCACTGGTCACCGAAGGGAAATAAGAGCCGAAACTCCTAACGAACAAATCCTTCAGGATGTCCCAAAACTTTCCTATGCCCCCTTTAACCCAGCCCAAAAGAGACATGGGACTCAAGCGAGCGGAGAATTCCTTTAGGCGCACAAGCACCCCAGCCTGGCCCAACTGAATTTTCTCCTTCTGATCCGAGGAGGTTGGTCCGCCCACATTCAGCCCAGCGTCAAATTTAACACCCCCATAGGAGTATTCAATGTCCATGCCCAGGCTAAATTTGAAAAACATGTTGATGAACATAATCCTCTCTTCCACTGCTGAAGAGCCCCACATTTCTGAGACAACCAAACATAACCTCTCACCATCAAACCCAATGGTCAAGTCTGACGCTTCATCATGGGTTTTCACGAACCCCGCGTAATCGGCTACAGCACAAGAGAAAAACACCTTTGCCAGCTGTGGACGAGAGCGCCTTGAAAGGTCTGCCTCAATCCATGCCCTACAAACGCGATCTGCTTCCGCGCTATTCACCATCAAAGCCATAACACGCACAACTTCCTGCTGAGAAGCCCCACA